ATACATCCGCTGATGTTGCAGTATCTGATTGTACTTTTAATACATCCGTATTCTGCATTACAAATTTAGCACCTCCTGTTACAAGCTCTACTGAACTTGCTGGTGGTATACTTAAATCTTTTGCAATATATCTGTCAGTTGATCCTGATACAGAAACCCAAACATCAATAGCAATTGCTGCAGCTGTTGTGTTAGTAACTCTTACTCCAATCACAGCATCATTTGAATCTGCTGTAAATATCGTTACTGCACTGTCTGTTGCTTCTGCGCTATATCTTGTAAAATCTTGTGCCATATTTTATTCTCCTAAAGGGCTATTGCCATCGCAACGGCAAAACCCGCTGTTGCTACTGGACTATTATTTACTGACAAAGAACTTGCGTTCACTGCTCCTAAATTTGCCATTATATCTACCATGGTTGTGCCATCTGTGTAAACAAAAGTTTTTGTACCTTGAGTCAGTTCAACACCTGTTCCTCCGGTTGGAGCAAAAGTTAATGAGTATGAACCACTTGTATTATTAAATACTGTGTATTTACTTTCCACAGCGTCTGTAAATACATTAATATTTGCTGTTAAAGCACCAGTAAATTCTAATATAGCGTTATGTACTTGGTCGTCTGTAGTAGAATCATCTGTATTTGTTGTAGAATCATTTGATGTTAAAGTAACGTTAGCATTTCCTGCTACACTTACAGCTTGATAACCTTTTACTGATGAATCAATTCTATTAAAAACATAATTAACTAAATTACCCCAATTATTTGCGTTTTCTCCAGATCCTTGACGTTCTAATTTTAGTCTTGATGTAAATGTTGATGCCATAGGTACTTATACTCCTAATTTTATATATTGTAAATAATAACTATTTGTCATATTTTGTCTAGTGAATATTGCTCCAAATTTCAGTATTAGTGGTTTGAATTGTATTCCAAATTTCAGTATTAGTGGGCTGAATTATATTCCAATTTTCTATAATAGTAGGCTCTATTAAATCCCAAAATTTAAGAGTGGTAATAGCTGTATTTACTTGAGATCCAGTTATAATAACTCCTGTTCCTTCTGCTACTGTTATAGTATTAACAGTTGTATTTGCCTCTGAGCCTGTTATATTAAAAATGGCTTGACCACTAATTGTTACATTTCCAGTATCAGCGTTTAATTCTTCTCCTGTAACATTTGTAAAACTATCTGCTGTTATAAGTACATTTCCTAAAGATACTTCTAAATCTATTTCTGGACCAGTTTGAATTGTAACAGATCCTCCAGCTTGAATAGAAATAAACCCTTGAAATATATTTAATTCTTCTCCTGTTATATCAGTTAAAGAAGATGCGGTTATACTTTCTTCTCCTTGGAATATATTTAATTCTTCTCCTGTTATATCAGTTAAAGAAGATGCGGTTATACTTTCTTCTCCTTGGAATATATTTAATTCTTCTCCAGTAATATTAATATTAGGAGAAATACTAATTATTGTATTTCCTTGAGATATATTTAATTCTTCTCCTGTTATTGGAAGAAAAGAACTTATAGAGAGAGTAACGTTACCAACATCAATATTAATTAAATTAGTAGTAACTGAAACTAAATTTCCTATACCTTCTAATACAGTTACATTTCCCGTATTAGCATTTAAAATTTGTCCTGTTACTTCAACAGGTATAGGTTCATTCCATGCACCTTGATTCCAAGTGCCTCTACTATAACCAGTAATATTGGCCATAAGGAATTATCTCCTTATGCTATTCTGATTAAACCGTTAGTAGCGTCAGCGTTAGGAAACTGTAACTCAAATGTACCGTTAGTAGAAGTTTTTACACCACCAAAATCTAAAACTGCAATTGCTGAATTAGCATTTGTAAAATTATAGATTAATGCAGCTTGAGCTGAAATAGTTGCGTTTGCAAATGAAACGTTATCAGCATCAAAAATTGCAGTAGTACCATCTGTAGAAATAGTAACACCAGTTAGTGTTGCACCGCCAATTGTATAATTAGTACCGCTATCTGAAATTTCGTTAGCAGTAATATACGTTGCAGTATTTTCGTTTAAAGTTGCAGTGTTGTCATAAAGTGCGCACTTTAATGTAGCCGATTCTAAGTTTGCACCAGGCGACATTAAGTCTTGTTTAAACGACACTGTTATCGCTTGAGATATGGCCATAGTTATTGTCCTCCAGTTAATGTGTTTTCGCCTAGTGGACTACCTGGAAACTTATAGTCAGTTCTTCTGTTTCTACGAGCTTCGTTATTAATAGCAGCCACACTTTCGACATATCTTTGTTTATAGATATTATAGTCTTCCATGTTCTTTGTAAAGAGATTTGCTTCAGATAAACAACCATATAACATAGCATCAGGAGCATTTTCAGTGTACCAATTAGTTGTATTAGTATTAGATAATGGATTAATTCTTCCTTGATAACCAAGTTCCATAGTATAAGAAGAATCAGGAGTTGGAGCTACATATAATGTAGTATCATTAAAATTAGCAAAATATCTAGGTTGAGATGTAATAGAAGCGTTAGGCCAATATTCTTGTAAATATTCTATTGGTTTAATTTCTAAAAATACTCTATTACCCGAGCTATCTATAATATTTAAATAATTTAAAAGCATAGGTTCTACTGCTGATGGTAAAGTAATAAATCTATCTCCTACTGACATAGAAGAAGTTACATTTTGATTAAAACCAGTAGGGTCTATATCTCTAGATAATTTTTGTTGAGTGTTACCTATAAATGTATCTAACTGTGCAGTAAAATCTGTTCCTGTATTTTCAGCCCAAACTTGAATATCATTTTTTAGACTGCTGTATGTCATTGGCATTATTATCTACTCCTTCAACTTTAAACTTACTCCATACATGACCTCTAAAAGCATATGTTCCGTAATGCGTAAGAGGACTATGTAAATCAGCGTGTATTTTTCCACCTATCTTTTGCCATAATCTGCAAAAAGCATAATCTTCTGATAAATATCTATTACTTTTTTCATCAATAATACAGTCAAAAAATGCATAACAATTGTCACTGCTAAATCTTTCATTATTTATTATTTGATCAGAAGTATATTTAAGATTAGGATAAGCTTCTATCATCTTATAAAAAACTTCTTTTTTTATACACATAAAACCAGTTGCAGCATCTAAAACTTCAGTAAATCCATTAGTTACTTCAATATTTAATGGATTAGCAAAATTTAAATTATACCCTAAAGCTTTTTGTTCTAAGTTTTCTAATTCATTTTTTTCAGCAAAAGATTTTACAGTATTCCAATCTACAGATTTTCTAGGATATATTCCACAAGCTACATCATAATCACTATCTAATAATCTCCATATAGCTTCTCCACCAAAACCTATATCGCTATCAATAAACATTAAATGAGTAAATTTATCTGGATCTTTTTTATCAGCATCTAAAAACTGACTTACTAAAGTATTTCTAGCTCTAGTAATTAAACTTTCGTTTCCCATTGTATTTAAATGTAATTGAAAACCTTTTTGATTTGCTAAAGTAATTGCATTAATAATACCATGCAAATAACTTTCAGTTAATTGACCACCATAACAAGGAGTTGCGATCATAACTCCCAATTTTTTATTTTTCATTATGTAGATACTGTAACACTTCCTACAGCAGTTGATAACAAATTTGTGCTTGCTTGTGCTACACCTACATTAGATACTGCCCCTGATGTAGATGGATATGTTAAAGTAATTTGATTTGGAACACCTCCTGTAGCTGATAAATTAGCTTGAGGTCTAGCATTTTCTAAAGATTCAGCATCTGTAAAATAAGTTAAATCTAATTGTGGTTGTTTTTTTTCAAATTCTGATATATGAACAAAACTACCATTCCATTCAAATACCATTTCATTATATGGAAATTCTAAACCAGAACGATCAGATATAGCTAAAGCATATTTACCACCTGCAAATTTTTGATGAGGTGCTCTATGTGGTTTATTACTTCTATCTGCAAATTTTGCCATTAATTATAATAACTCGTACTAGGTAAAATTCTAGTAGATGGCGAGTCATCTCCTGCAATTAATCTTTCATAAGCTTGTTCGTAATCTAATTTTAATGCAGCTTGAGTATTTAAATCTATCCCTGGTCTTTTTTTAGAAAGATAATAAGCAAGACCTGCACACATACATTCAAAAGCTCTAAATGGAACATCCATATTTTGTTCAACTCCATTTATAGTTGATGCAGTAATATCTTGTATTTTTCTCATTCTGTAATATCTTAAAGTATAAGCTTGATCAGGTGTTGGATAAATTAAAACTTGAGGTGTATTTAATCTTTGTAAATAAAACTGAGTTGGTCTAGATTGAGAAGTTTTATTTGATATAGCAGCATAATCATTAATACCTAAACGTGTCATTGAATATTCTGTACTTCCATCTAAAATATTTGCATTAATAATATCTATTGTATCATAATCAAGTGTATAAGTATTAGTGCCTTGAGTTAATGATAAATCTTTTAATTCAACTGTCCACTGATTGTAGCCACGATTAGCCCAATCACTAAACATAATATTTAAACTACGTCTAGCTGATCGTACATCATAACCTAAAATAGGATCACCTCCTATTCTATCATAAGCTTCTTGTATAACATCATTAACTGTTAAATTAAATGTTGCTGTTCCTGATGTTGCCATAAATTATCCTTATGCGTGGAATAATGTAACACCTTGAATAGTAGATACATTAGCACCTGCAATCGTTGCTGAAACTTGACAATTTGTATTAAACTTAACACCTTCTTCTGGAAGATTTAATTGAAAAGTAGATGCTCCAGCATCAACGTTTCCTGTGTTAATTTCAAATACATCAGTTCCACCATCTTTAAATGTTAATACACCAGCAGTAGAAGTAGGTTCTGCAATGAAACCTTTTAATCTTGTAGGTCCATTTACTAATGTAACTGTTATAGCTACATTAGAAGATGTATTAGATAAAGAAGCTTGATTAGCACTAACTACTTTAATATCTGATCCTGCCATATTTTCCTCCTTATAATCCTAAATTTTTTAATTGTTGTAATAATATATCAACTCTGTTTGTTTGGCTAGAAGAACTTGGTAATAAACCTTGAAGATACTCTTTTTGAGCTAAATTACCTAAATCTAATGGTTCTAAATTTAAAGTTCTAGATTTTACTGGATCATCTACAATTACTTCAGGTTTAATGGTTGTTACATCTTCTGCTTTTTCTCCAAATGAAGTTAATACTTTTTGTATATCATTTATTTTTTTATCTAATTCATCTTCTTTTTTTTCTGTTTTAGATTGTTCTATTAATATTTCTTCACCTGTTTTAGTTTGACCGGGATAATCTTCCATAGTCATAACAGATTCCTGTTCTTCTGTTGGTGTAAATTCTTCTTTAGCTTTTTGAAAATCTAGATATTCTTCTAAAGAAGTTTTTTCATCTTCTTTATCTGTATCTTTATCTAATTTAAAATTTTCTAAAGCTTTACCTAATCTACTTAAACTTTCAAACATTATATCTCCTTATTAAAGAGGGCCCGAAGGCCCTCAGAAATATTAAGTTACGTTATTGTTTTGTACGTATTGTACAGTTACAATAGCTTCACCATTAGTACCATCGCCATCTGTAGCTGTAAATACAGCAACAACATTAGAATCAGATGTTCCTACATCGTCTAAGTTAGGAATAGCAGCGTCAACTGGAGTTGTTCTTGCAACCGCTTTAGCGTTTGAAGAAGCAATATATGCAGTTCCGTTTGCGTCAGTTCCTACTGAAACAGTAGCAGCGTTAGTATCGTCTGCTGCTGTAACGACATCTAATTTAACATCGATGATTTGAGAGTTAGCTGGAATAACAGCAACAGTTGTATTCGCTGTAGCTCCAGTTAAAGCAACTGATTTAGATTGTACCATTTGTACAAAACCAGTATTTGTTACATCAGTTCCTAAAGTAGTACCAGTAGTTTCTTTAATAGTACCAGCTTTAATTGGTCCTGAAAATGTAGTTGTTCCCATAGTCTACCTCCTTAGTAGTCTTCTTTCGAAGTCGTAGGGTTAAATAC